ACAATTTCAAACTGTGTTGAAGAACCATTAACTGATTTTGTAAATGTATATACAGGAACATCAGCACCTACAGATGTAAATCTATATTGCTGTGTAAGTACTCCGTTAATTGCTTTAGATATAGCTGGTTTACCAACAGTGCCATTTTGCGGAAGTGCAGAATTTAATACACGTCTAAATTGTTCTGACCAATTAGCATTACTAGGATCATTCCAAATAACTGTTTGATCTGCTAAGTTAGTGCCGTTACTGTCAATTAAATTTTCTGTAGTACTTACTGTCTCAAATTTAAGTAGTCCGTTTGCCGCTTGATTACGCTTAGGGTTATATGATAGCATACGAGCTAAACGGAGAACTGATTCTCTACGCTCAGCTAGTTCTAAAAAGTTTTCTCTTGCGTTTAAGTCAACTCTGTAACTGATATTTTGTCCTAAGAACGCAATCATATCAATAAGAGCAAGGTACTCTGATGTATCTACATAGTCGTTAAAATCTTCTGGGTAATTCTGTCTTAGATAGGTAATCATCGCCCGTCTAAGTGTGTCAAAGTCGTAACTACGGAATTCCGCATTACGATAGCTTTGATATACTTTTTGCCAATCTTCTGCAAGTAGCAATCTATTTTGTCTGTCGGTTGATGACATAGGTTATCCTTCTTTATACTCTACTGTATTTATTGAAACCAATAATACTAGTGGTTAATTGTGTCACGATAATCCAACGCTTTTATCAAACTGTAACTTTAATTGTTCACTAATATTATAGTCTAAGTACATTAATGTACATTCTATTTGTAGTCCACTTTCGTACTCTGAAACTTGCACACTTGCGGCTCGAGTTCTTGGATCATAGTTTACAATATTTGTAACATTTGCTGTGATTGCGTCTTTTAGTTGTGCTGTTAACGGCTCATATAAGGCATCCCAAATAATACAACCAAATCTAGGATCAGATAACTTCTCTCCTTGACGAATATTAAGATGATTTAATAAGTTTTGTTTAATTAATGAAATATCAAACTGTTGAAAGGAATTATTTTCCGGATTAACAGTACTAAACCCTCTGTATGCTTTTTGTGCTACAGGCGGTTTCTTGTCTCTTTTAGGAGTAATTTTAATTGTTTTATATAAATCTGTTGCCATACTAATATTTACCTTATTTTATCCGCCGGCGAAAACTTCGTTAAAGCCTGTTGCTACACTTGTACATCCTGCAATAGCATCACCAATACGTCCACAGCCTTTGCCATTTATAAACACAGTAGTTGACCCTACTGCAATTGGTGCGGCATGACTTGGACACGGTACTGGTGGAAGTAAATGTGATGTATTATTATCACCTTGCCGTGATACTCCTGTTCCGTCTACAAAAACGTCACTGCTACACTGATCTCTTAGTGGAGTAGAACAGTGTGCTACATCAGAATCTACACTATTTCCTCTACAAACTGCGGGCACGTTCAATCTCCATTAGTTGTTGTAATTTTCCATTCCATTGTTCTATTTCTTGGTGCTGTTCTTCTGTATGAGGCTCTGGTGGTATCTCAGGCAAAAATTCAATCATATGGTCAAAGTCTAGAGGAATATCCTCAAAATTTGTGTATGTAAAAAGTTCATTGTTTTTCATTATTACAAATTTATGCATTATTGTACCTGTGATTTTCCTGCGCCTGTGTCAATAGGTGTAGTTGTTGTTAAACTTGCTAATGGCGTTAGTTCATTATTAATAATCTTTTGATAAAAACCTTTTCCTAGACCAATTCTGCTTGCTGTGTTTGATCCGCCAGCATCTGCGTATCCTACTGCTTTTTTAAACTCTGTACCTAAAGCATTAAAATCTGTACTTGTCCAAGTAATACTTTTGCTCTTTAAATATGCTACTGCAATTTTAGTAGCAACTGTAGGATCGTTTGCCATATCAGCATTATTGTAAATATCAACTCCGGCTTTGCCGCCGTATGTTCTATAATTGTTTGTTCCTGTAATTTGTATGAGGCCTCTACCTCTATATCTAAACCCGTCCCCAGATTCTGCAGAGCCGTTGCCCATTCTATTTCCGTATACTGAGTTTGCAATAGCAGGTGGTCCACCTGCAACAAGTGTTTCAGCTTTACGTTTGCCTGCATCTCCGCCAAATCTATTTGGCCATACACGCTGTAATGTAGATACTCTATAGTTCATGTTTTCTGATCTTGGTTCAAAGTTACATTCTTTTTGTACTTGGGCACACGCCATTGCTAGTGCATGTGCGTTTGATTTCCATGTAATTGGATCTAGTCCTAACCCTTTAATAAGTTCGCTTAAAAAGAAACGTTGCATATCATCAACTGGTACTGGGTCTGCTGGTTGTTTACCTGCTAGATTATCTGTATTTTTAGTTGGAATTTTGTCAGCATCAAACGTTTCTTTTACACGCTCACCTGTAACCGGATCTTGAATGTATGCCTCTTGTGCATTATATATGCCTGAAGTTGCTGAATAGTCAGGTATATCACTGTCTTTATCAATCTGTGGTGATTGTGATCTGACCTCTGGTGATGGCGCTAGTATACTTGCAGTCGCACTAGGAGTATGTCCTTGTGGATTAATATTTTCGTGTGCGTCCCAAGGTTCATGTTTTGGAATACGTCTTGGTCTAGTAGCTGTTGCCGCAACACTTGCTCTAAGTGCATCTGCTGTTACTCTTAACGGATTTCCGCTTGCATCATTCATAACTTGATTATCTTTATCAAGTACTTGATCGCTGTTATCCATTGATAAATTAGTTACCGGAAAACTAAATGTATCACCAACTGAATCTGCTACATCAGCCGGTGTTGCAGGAACTGTACTATTCATATGTACCTGTGATGCAGTTTCTGCATGTGTGCCAACACTTAAAATAGATGTAGTTCCTAATGAATGTAGTTTGTTTGATACAGCACTTCTAATTTGTGTATTTGCATAGCTGGTTAGTTTGTTATCACCAAGTGTGTTTAAGTTAAATGAACCATTTACAGTTTGTCTGTAATCGCCAACTACTTTACTATGTAAGTTTGCGTTTATAGCAATATGTCCATCTTGGCTGACTTGTAAGTTGTAATCTCCACTAATAGTAGAACGCTGTGTTCCTTTGATTTGAATGTCTTGATCACTACCTACTGCAACAGTATGGTTATCACCTGTCCATTCATTCTTATCTTTACCTACAAACGTAGTTTCATTTTTATTTGTTTTAACATCTCTATCATTGTTAACCATTAACTTATAATTACGGCCTGCTGTAAAGTTAATATCTTTACCTGACTCAATGTTTATATCTCTATCAGCTTTAATATTAAGATCTGTTTCTGTTCTTAGGTTAATGCTATCTTGTGCATATACATCTATCTTTCCATTTGATGTTAATTCAATCCATGCTGTGCCATTTGCATTACCAATATAAATTAAATCTTCTGTATTGTGCAATAGAATTTGGTGGCCAGTTCTTGAACGCAATCTAATATGTTCATTAAACGGTAATGTAGCATCTCCCTTGCTAGTATTTTCTGGTGTGTTTTCAATATCATAATATGTTGCTGGATTTTCTTTAGCAATGCCCATTCTAAGAATACTAGGATCGCCGTCATCCATAGTAAATGCTGAGCCTCCTAGCCTACTTCTAAACAGTCTAGCTTTAGCGTTTATATCACCATAATTTCCTTTAGGCCTACCGTCACGCTTGTCTAGTGGTCCAGGAGTATTCCAACCGTAAACAGTATTAGGAATATCACGTCTTGAACTTGTTGTTGTTGTTCCTCTAACAACATCTTCTTCAAGACCTTGTTTAGCTAAAATATTAGACATCATTGGATTAATAGGTCTTGGAAACTTGTCTGGATCATTTCCTACACGTCTATCTAATGGTCCACTTCCATTACCACTTACGCTTTTATTAAATTCTCCTACAGGTAAACTTTTGCCTTTTAAATTAGAAGCTATTCCGTCTTGTACAATATTTGTTACTTTGTCTGCTGGATATCCACCAGGCACCATGTTGTTCATATACTCGTCTTGAACACATCCTATCCAGTAACACTGATTTGGTGATCCTTCTGCAAATATAACAAGAACTTTAGTACCTGGATCAGGTGGTACTGCCCAAAATCCATAACTTTGTTGTGTGTTATAGTAATCATTATTTTTTCCGTTACTTTTAACATCCGTAACTCCATAAAATGGAGAACAGTAATTAGCTGTAAATAATTGTCCTTCTTCTAAATTGTCGCCAACGCTAACTGTATTGGTTAGTAGTTGGACTCGTAATGAGCCTTGTCGTTTAGGGTCTAAATGATTAACTACTTTTGCTAAAAAAGGTCCAGGCGGCATTTTTGCAAAGCCGACTCCAGACGATCGTTTATTAACTTGATTTGGTTCTAATTGATCCATTGTGTTCCTTTAAACAAAATCACTATCTTCCCATCCTAGGCGTTTTTCTTCGGCTGTAGCTTTACCAGTTCGGATACCACCATCCATTGGTGCGCCAACAATAGCCGTATCATCAGATGTTACTTGGCCATCTATGCCTGACCCTTGGGTTGGAAACATAGGGTCTTCTAGTTGTGCATTTGTAGCTACTTTTGGTTTTGTTGTTTTTGGTGCATCTTTAAGACTTGCCAACTTAGCCGCTTCATCTGTAGTTAAGTTATTAGTTGCCATTTCAACTGTATCTAATCTACCATCTGTATTGACATCAGCTTTGGCGAATGTATACTGCGGACTATTTTCAGTATATTTGCTTGCCGCCGCCGCCATTGCGTCCGCGTATTTTTTGTCTTGTGCGGCGAGAATCTTTTTAGCATTTTCTTCTAATTGTTTTAGATCAAAGTTAGGACGTTTTACTAATTCAAGTTCTTGAGTGAATAAATTACCTGAAAAAGTATTATTGACTCCTATAACTTGATACAATCCACTAAAGTTAGAAACTCCAACTGCTGGGCCGTCCATTTTATAGTTTCCTATTTCGTCGTCAATATCTAAAGGAGTCATAAAGTTTAATAGAATATCAACTTGACCGTTTTGATGGCTAATACTTCCGTCTGAATTAACGTTGTTCCATTGAGACACAGTTGCATTGTAATTGCCCATGCCACTATCTGCAATGTAATAAGGGTCGCCTAAAATCTTAATAGTCATTGTAATTAAATCAACATCACTGTTAGTAAGTGCTTCATTGAATGACCTAGCCAATTTTCTTTCTGCTGTTTCAGCCATAGCTCCTGAAAGTTCATTTGATTTATTTTGGCCTATTTCAGTTTGTGTTACTGATACGTTTGCTCCTGTTTTATCAATAGTTGAATTATCACGTACTAAAACATCTGGTGTTTTTGTTGAAGAGCTATTTGAAGCATCATTATTACCACTTTCATTTAGTCCTGCAATAGATTTGTAAAATGCATTATTAAATGCAATATCAAATTCTAAAATATCTTTATTAAGTCCTGTGTACATATAATTGTATGCTTTGGCCGCAGATTCAACTAAATTATCATATCCTGCTGGCGGATCGTTGGGTAATTTAAATATACTTGTGTTTACCATGTAAGGAACAATTTTATACACATATATTCTAGGCAATCTTCCTAGTGCTTTTTCAGCTTCTGTATCATCAACAACATATAGATCAGCTTCAATTCTAAACCAAGGTACTTGTCCTTTTTTATTTTGAAGTTCTGGTTTTAATATATTTGCGCCAAACTCACTTAATAGTATAAGTTCTTCAAGTACTCGCTGTATTGGTGTTCCTTTCGTAAACTGTATAGTACGCATTTTAGGATCAATAGTTGTAGCACCTTTTGTAAAAGTTTTTGTTTTAGGATTTAGTGCAAATCCTGCTTTGCCAAATATTGCATCTCCAAAAGAAGTTGGAATTTCAGTTGTAACTTTATTTCTTCCTATAGCATTAATTCCTGCATCTCTGTTTGCTAACGTTTTTTTGATTGTTTCACTTAGATTGCCTCTTTTAACACTGAACCCTAACAATCCATTAACGTAGTCCTTTTTTTGTTGTGTATATGAACCACCAAAATCCATATAGTTCACTTGATGTCCTGCACCATCTTTTCGAGAATCAATTGTTGTAAAGGCCGCGGCATAATCAATTCCTTCTTTAAATAGATATTGATCTCCTGTAGTTGCTCCAAATGCGTTACTCTTGCCGTATTCTGTTCCAGAATTTGTAGCATTTTTCATTAGTGACGCACTTGCCGCACTTGAAGTATCTGATGGAAACGTAAACACATATTCATCTACTTCAATTTTTTGTTTTTGGAATTTTTGTTGTTTTAACATATGGGTATTAATTTGTGTTGCTAAACTTCCTAATCCAGATTGACAAATTTCTTCAAGATCGTTTCCGTGTATAGTAATATTGCAGGGTAAGTTTTGTGATCCGTCTGTAAATGCTTCATCATTAAATGCACTACAAGAAAATCTATAAATGGATCCTTCAGTATCAACGTTAAAATCTACACTTACAATTTTCATTGGTAATAATCTTTTAGAAGCAGATAGTGACGGATTTGTTTCGGAGCCACCAATGTCTTGCCATCCTAAGAATGAAATTGTTAGTAGCCAAGGTGCTTGTAAATAGTTTGTATATCCTGCGTTTGATGCGGCCAGTTGCATTGTTTGCAAAAGCTGTCCCATGCTATAAGGTTCTCTAACTTCAAAAGTTAAATTATGAAAGTTAGTCATTCTACTTTTGCTATTTGGAGCAATTACTGTTTCAATATTAACATTGTCAATAAAATATTGTGTATCTATATTATAATGCTTTTCTGCATGTGTTCTTGGTTTTTGTTCGGCTGTTAATGAGCCGCCGGTCTTAATTACCATATGGCCGTTTCTAAGCCCAGTCTTTCTATAAGTGTCATCTGGAAAGTTTAATTCATCAGAACTAATACATCCAAAAGAAAATATATTATTATAAGATGCAAATGAATCTAATTCGTTTGGTAATGGTAATGACCCTGGCTCTTGTGCTATCTGTGATACTACTTTTTTAGGTGGTGTCTTAACTCTTGCATCTGTACCAACTGTTGCTGTTCCGCCGCCAGTTCGTGACCCATAGTTTTGTGCTTGAGGATACATTTCCTCTGGCCTTAAAATTTTAACTGTAGGGCTTGATGTTACGTTAGGATTTTCAATAACTCCAGCAAATGGATGATTTTGAAACATAGGTGGCAACTGGCCAGGATTGTTTACTGCGGCATTGCCATTTTCTTCGTACATATCGGCAAGACCATGCATGCCAAGAGCTCTCATAAACTTTTTAGCTTCTTCAGGATCTCCTTCAGCCGCAGGAGGATCTTTAGGAGGCTTTGTACCCAACTCGTTATATGTTTTACCGTCTTTGTTTAATGGATCTTCTTTATTACCTGGAGTGATTAGTGTTTGTCCAGTTTTAGGATCCGTTCGGTATGTAGCCAAGTTTATTCTCCGATTATTTCTTTAACACGTTTAGCGTCTGGCAAATAAATTTGTAGTCCAGGAACCATATCATAAATAGGGTCTTCAATTACATCTAAGTTTCGTTGTGCAAAAACCCACCATAATCTATTTGACCCGTACATATCGTGGGCTAGTAAATCTGGTCTATGTGTGTACTGTGGCTCAATAGTATATAGTGGATCATCGGCGTATGCAGGCACGGGTCTGATTGATAATATACCAAGTGCACCGTTTAATTCTAGTGGTGTATTTTTGTATGGGCTACTCATTAAATATATCCTTGTCCTAGATTAGATCCGTTAGTAAAGTCTGTATAGTTAAAGTTAGCTTGTTTGGATCTACTGTATATAGGTTGTACAGTAATTGAAAATTGTGATTCAGCTGGTGCCCATCCATAACTAAGTTTTGATCCACCATCTGGATTCATCATAGCTTGTTGAGCGTCAGCACCTGTTAACTTTGGTCCGGTAGTAAATGCTGTGCTAATGTAGTCAACTTCATTAGGCATATCAACTGTAAAGTTTTGTATAATAACAGGAACATTGTTAAAAACATAATCTCCATATCCATTCAATTTTGCAATCGGCGGCGGTGAACCGGTACTACCTATACCATAATCCATTTTAGTCATTGTTCTTAGGTAATGCAAACATGCCATCCAATATCTTGCTTCAATTGCATTTTGGCAATAAAACTGTCCAACAATAGTCATTGCATCCACTTGTGAGTTCTGATACGCAAAGAACGGATAATTATTATGTATAGGGGCTACAGTATTATATGCGGCAGAGTGACTGATAATAATTGTAGGAGTAAATGGAAAAACCATATGCCCTCCGGTACTTGCTTCTTGTAACGGAGCCAGTATGCCATCTGCGGCAATCGAAGGAGGAACTGACAATTTGACTCGCCAATCTTTATTTTCAAGTTCAGTACTAAAATATGCTTTTGGAGCGGCTTCAAAATTGTTAGAACCCTTTCCTGGAAGGTTTTTACCTCTCATTTTAGATCCTAAATCGCCTGCTACATCTGCAAACATTTCTTGGCCAATATCTTTCATTTTTTCAACGCCGCCTGTTACAAACGAAGGAATATTAGTTAATGGATTTTGTCCTGCGGCTTTAGTACCGGTCTTAATATCGGGGATTTTTCCTCCGAAAGCTCTTAGATCTGGTGGTGGCATAATTAATTGTCTCCTAATAGTATTATTTAGTTGACTTTATTAACAGAATAGTTTATAATATAACAAACAACTGGAGAAAACATGAAAAGAGTTAATTATTTAAACAATAAAGACATTTTGAAGGAAATACACAAGTCAAAAACTACATTCTGTAGTTATGTTGACCCTGAGTATGGACAATATGATATTATTTTATTAGAAACTGGTAAAATTAACATTCGTACAATAGCCGAAGCAAAACGCAATAAAGCGAAACGCTTACAGCAATTAGCGTTTGAAGCAGAAAAACTAGCAGGTAAAAAAGTAAAACTTGCTGAATTCGAAATTGATTATAGGAAGATACAAAAAGATGAATTAATTTTTAGAATTATGTCATTTGAACATGTTCCTGACGAACCTGGACGTAAAAAGAATCCTAAAACTGTTGCAGACCACAAAGTAAAACTTAATTTTCCGCCATTCCAACATTACAAGTTTGACGAAGGTGATAATTTGATCTGTGTAGGAAAAAGCCATTGGGAAGGTGGTATGGAAAACGGATTCTTTAACAAAGCACACGGTAAATCAACTAATAAACTTGCTATGATGTGGATGAAGTTATGTGATAGATACGCAACAAGAGGAAATGTACGTGGTTACACATACAATGACGAAATGCGTGGACAAGCAATTCTACAGTTAGCACAAATTGGACTACAGTTTGACGAATCAAAGTCAAACAATCCATTTGCTTATTATACTGCGGCAGTTACAAATTCGTTTGTTAGGGTTATTAATATTGAGAAACGAGCTCAAAATATTAGAGATGATATTTTAGAAATGAACAATATGAATCCTAGCTATACTAGACAAGCACAAGGTGAATGGGATCGTGTTAAAACACAAGACGCAAAGAATAATAGAGTACCCGTCCAAAATCCTTCCAAAAACACTTGACTTAAACATTAATTTAAGTTATAATATATAAAAGAGGAGTACGGATGTTTAAAAAAGCGGCGGTGTTTACAGATATTCATCTTGGGTTGAAGTCTAACAGTAGGCTACATCTACAAGACTGTGAAGAATTTGTAGATTGGTTTATTGAACAAGCAAAAGCTAACGGTTGCGAAACTGGAATCTTCTGCGGTGACTGGCATCATAACAGAAATACAATTAACGTACAAACACTTGACACAACTACAAGATGTCTTGAAAAGTTAGGTGCGGCATTTGAAAAGTTTTACTTTTTTGCTGGCAACCATGACTTGTATTACAAAGACAAGCGTGATGTGTATAGTGTTGAATTTGGTAAACATATTCCTGGTATTACATATGTTGACAAAATTTTAATAGAAGATGATGTCGCACTTGTTCCGTGGTTAGTTGGCGAAGAATGGAAAAAGATTAGTGATATAAAAACAAAGTATATGTTTGGTCACTTTGAACTTCCAAGTTTTTATATGAACGCTATGGTACAGATGCCTGATCACGGCGAACTACAAGCATCACATTTTAAACATCAAGACTATGTGTTTAGTGGACACTTTCATAAACGGCAAGTACAAAGTCAAGTTCATTATATTGGCAATGCTTTTCCACACAACTATGCAGATGCATGGGACGATAAACGTGGGATGATGATACTTGATAAAGAAAATAACGGTGAGCCTGAATATATTGATTGGTTAGATTGTCCCAAGTATCGCACAGTTAAACTTAGTCAGCTATTAGACGAAAAAGATTCGTTACTAAAATCTAAAATGTATCTAAGAGTAACACTTGACCTTCCAATTAGCTATGAAGAAGCAAGTTTTATTAAAGAGACATTTATTAATGAGTATGATTGCAGAGAGATTACACTTATTCCAAGTCAGCAAGATGAGGAAATTCATACTGATATTGACATTAGTACATTTGAAAGTGTAGATGAAATTGTTACAAAAGAAATCACTGCACTAGATACAGAAAACTATGACAAGAAGTTACTATTGGGAATATATGACGAACTATGATTAAAATTAAAAGTCTAACCGTAAAGAACTTCATGAGTGTGGGCAATCAAACCCAAGCAGTTGATTTTGATAAACAACAACTAACACTTGTGCTAGGAGAAAACCTTGATCAAGGTGGCGACGATAGTGGCTCACGTAATGGTACAGGTAAAACTACTATTATAAACGCACTAAGTTATGCCCTTTACGGGCTTGCTTTAACAAATATTAAGCGTAATAATTTAATTAATAAAACTAACAACAAAGGAATGTTAGTTACGCTATCTTTCGAAAAAGACGGACGAGATTATAAAGTTGAAAGAGGTCGTGGACCTAATCTACTAAAGTTTTATGTAGATGGCCAAGAACAAGAAATGTTTGATGAATCTCAAGGTGATAGTCGTAAAACACAAGAAGATATTGTACACTTATTAGGTATGTCGCATAATATGTTTAAACATATTGTTGCACTAAACACATATACAGAACCTTTTTTAAGTATGCGGGTCAATGATCAAAAAGATATTATTGAACAGTTACTTGGTATTACAATATTGTCTGAAAAAGCGGAAGTACTTAAAAATAAAGTAAGACAAACTAAAGAAGCAATTACAGACGAAACTGCTCGTATTAATGCTGTTGAAAATAGTAATACACGTATTGGTGAAACTGTACGTAGTTTGCAAACAAAACAAAGTGCATGGATTACAAAACAAAAAGAAGATATTGCTAAACTAGAAAGATCAATTGACGAGTTAGAACATTTAGATGTAGATAACGAGTTAGACAAACACGAACAACTGTCTACTTGGGAAGAAAAAAATAATGCTATTTTGGCTCTTAAAAAAGAATTAAGCACACTAGAACCTGCATTAGTACGTGCAGACCGATCTGTTGAAAAAGCAAAAAAAGACGCAGAAAATTTAGATCAAGGCACATGTCATACTTGTGGACAAGAGTTACATGACGAGAAAAAAGAAGAACTTGCTGTTAGAAAAAACAAAGAACTTGAAGATGCTATATCATATCAAACTGAGGTGAGTGATAAAGTTGTTGATGTAACAAAGTCACTAACTGATATTGGTGATATTAACGGCAAGCCTACAACGTTCTATGAAACTATTAAAGAAGTATACGATCACAAACAAAATGTATCACAACTACAAGAAGCTCTTACTCGAGCAAAAACAGAAACTGATCCATATCAAGAGCAAATTGATGAATTAAACACAACTGCTATTCAAGAAATTAACTGGAGTGCCGTTAATGACTTAACTAGTTTAAAAGATCATCAAGACTTTATGTTAAAACTGTTAACAAACAAAGATAGTTTTATTCGTAAGAAAATTATTGATCAAAACTTAGCATATCTAAACAATAGACTTACAAATTATCTTGATAAACTTGGATTACCGCATAGCGTTGTATTTCAAAACGACTTAACTGTTGAAATTACTCAATTAGGTCAAGACTTAGACTTTGATAACTTGTCAAGAGGTGAGCGTAATAGACTTATCCTTGGTATGAGTTTTGCATTCCGTGATGTTTGGGAAAGTTTATATCAAAATATCAATCTATTGTTTATTGACGAGTTGATTGATAGTGGCATGGATACTAGCGGAGTTGAAAACTCTCTAAGTATTCTTAAAAAGATGGGTAGAGAAAGACAAAAAAATGTTTATCTTATATCTCATAAAGATGAATTAGTAGGAAGAGTAACACACGTTCTTAAGGTAATCAAAGAAAACGGATTTACTAATTACGAGAACGATGTAGAAATACACAATGAATGACGATACACACGATAAATTAACTAAGGCTTATATGTCATACTTTAAGGCAAACGAGAAATTTGAGGCTCGAAATTCAGTGCGAACGCATCGAGAAAGCAGAAAATGGTTGCGAGAGATACGTAATCTAGCTAAAATGCGTATGGACGAAATACACAACAAGCATAATTCCAAAAAGGAAGGCTCCGATACATAGGCAACGGTAAGTACCAGTATGCAATGGACTTATCAAGGAAAAACAGTTGAAGAAATACCCGAGGGTGTCGAAGCATTTGTATACTTGATAACAAATAAAGTCAATGGCATGAAGTACGTAGGCAAGAAACTAGCAAAGTTTAAGACAACTAAGCCACCGCTAAAAGGCAAGAAAAACAAAAGACGTGGAACTAAAGAAAGTGACTGGAAAACCTATTGGGGTTCTAGTGATAGACTTAATGCAGACGTTGAAACATTAGGCGAAGACAAGTTCACAAGAGAAATACTATATTACTGTCCTAGCAGAGGCATAGCAAGTTACTTAGAGGCACGAGAGCAGTTTGAACGCAGAGTACTCGAAACAGATGATTACTACAACGGAATCATTAATGTTAGAGTTGGCGGATCAAAAATACTTAAAGAACATTTACAGGCAAATCATTCCAACACATAAGGTTAGCGGGCCAGTTTAAA